CGAAGGATTACGGCCTCGACGACCCGATCCCGCAAACCGACATCGACAATGCGCACGCCAACTACAGCCCCGTCGATCGCGCGGTGCGCCAGCTCACCGACTACATTCTGCTCGGCCGCGAGAAACGCGTCGCCGACCTGGTCTTCAATGCGGCCAACTATCCGGCGGGTCACAAGATCACGCTCGCCGGCGGCGACCAGTTCAGCCATGCCGACAGCGACCCGATCGAGGTCATCTCGGAAGCGCTCGACGCACCGCTCATCCGCCCGAATACCATCACGATGGGTCAGTCCGTCTGGTCGAAGCTCTCCCGCCACCCGAAGATCGTGAAGGCCATCCATGGCAATGAAGGCGACACGGGCATCGTGCGCCGCCAGGCGGTGGCCGAGCTTTTCGAGGTGCAGGCCATCCATGTCGGCCAGCACCGCCTCAACACGGCAAAAAAGGGGCAGGCCGCCAATCTGCAACGGGTGTGGGGCAAGCATATCTCGCTGACCTATATCGATCCGAACGCGGACACGAATGGCGGCGTCACCTTCGGTCTCACCGCGCAATGGGGCACGCGGCTTTCCGGTCAGGAGCGCGACAGCAAGATCGGCCTGCGCGGCGGCGTGCGCGTGCGCGTCGGCGAGAGCGTCGACGAGCGCATCGTCGCCCCGATGGCCGGATATCTGATTGAAAACGCGGTGGCGTGACATGACCGGCACCCGCATCTACAGCGTCATCAGCGCGATCCGCCATGGCGGGCGGACCTATGAAGCCGGGGAGACCGTCGAGATGCCTCCGGCGCTCGCCGCGCCGCTGCTGGCGCTCGGCCGTCTCGCCGATCCTTCCGGCGGCGAGGAGGGCGTCAAGCCGATCGCGGTCGAGGAATTCGCGGCCCGCGTGAAAGACGATCTCGCCGCCGTGCAGAAGCTCCGCGACGAGGCCGCAGCCGATCTCGGGAAGGCCAAGGAGGAACGCGAGGCCGCCGGAACGGCGCTCGCAGCCGCGCAGAAATTCCGTGACGAAGCCGCCGCCAAGCTCGGGAAGGCCAAGGAGGAACGCGAGGCCGCCGGAACGGCGCTCGCCGAAGCCAGGGATCTTTCCGGCAAGGCCGCGGCGAGGGCGGCGCCCAGGAAATAGCGCGGGCCGCCCGTCCCGCGCCATCGCCGCCGCGGGCTTCGGCTCCGGCGGCACATCCGGGAGCGCCGCCGCATTGTCGCGGCGCTCCCGGCACCGGATTTCAGAGAGGGCGGTCTGGCACGGCTCGCAAGGCTTCCAGCACCCGATGGGGACGCGGACGACCGCGTAGGGGTACAGCCCGCCGCCCGCACATTTTTGAAAGAGGCATGCATGTCGAACCGTTTCCGTCCCGCGCATCGCGCGCTTTCCCAGGCCGAGGCCGACGCCATGTCGATCCTCAAGGACAGGGCCGAGGAACTGGCGCGGCTCTTCGACGATATCGGCGGGCGCGAAGGAGCGATCGCCAATACCCATCTTGAAACGGCGATCATGTTTGCGGTGAAAGGGCTGACGCGATGACGAATACTTCTCTCAGGGTGCGTGAAATCCTCGCCGATTGCATCCCGGGCTGCCCTTTCGATCCGGAGGAAATGCAGGCAGGTCACGATCTGACCGACGATCTCGAGGCCGATAGTCTCGACCTCGTCGAGGCGGCGCTGGCGCTCGAGGAGGCGTTCGGTATCGAGATCAGCGACGCCACCGCCGAGGGCTTCGAGACGGTGGGCGACATCGTCGATTTCATCGCCGGTCAGGAGGCGCGGCGCTCATGAGCTATGCGAGCCTGCAGGATCTTGTCGCCCGCTTCGGTCAGGAGGAGCTCGTGCAGCTCACCGACCGGACCAACATGCCGCCCGAAACGATCGACGAGAGCACGGTCGCCAAGGCGCTCGGCGACGCCGATGCGGAAATAGACGGCTATCTCGCCGCCCGCTACAGCCTGCCGCTCGCCTCGGTGCCGCATCGCCTGGTCAAGGTCGCGGCCGACATGGCGCGTTTTTACCTGCACGGCAAGGCGGCCGACGAGACGATCCGCACCGCCTATGAGGATGCCGTCAAGTGGCTGACCGCCGTGTCGAAAGGCGTGGTGCAGCTCGGCCTCGCGGAAACGGGCGGCGTGACGCACTCCGAGGGCGGGCCGTCCGCGACCGGCGGCGCGCCGGTCTTCGGCGATAATCGGCGGACAGGGGTTCTGATGGCAGGCGCGGGCATCACGATCGCTATCGACGACAAGCCCGTCGCAGAGGCGCTGGCGCGCGTTATTGCCGCGGGCCGCGATCTGCAACCGCTCTTCGAACGCATCGGCGCCCAGATGGTGCAGAACACCAGCATGCGCTTCGAGGCCGAGAGCGGACCGGGCGGCCGGAAGTGGCAGAAACTGGCGAAGAGCACGCTCGCGAGCAAAGCGCCGGATACGCGCATCCTTCGGCGGCGCGGTTTTCTATCGCACTCACTCACGTTCAATACGTTGACGGACTCCGTCGAGTGGGGCAGCGGCGTGAAATATGCCGCCATCCATCAGCTCGGCGGCACCATCGAACATCCGGCGCGTCAAGGCAGCGCCATGTTCCGCCGCGCCAAGGAAGGTGCCTTTACGAAGGCGGATGGCAGCCGTGTCGGCTCGCGCTGGCGTTTCGCGCGGAAGCGCTCGAAGGCCAAGCGCAACATCAGACAGGATTTCGAAGTGCCCGCCTACACGATCACGATCCCCGCGCGTCCGTATCTCGGCATCGACGAAGCCGACAGTCAGAAATCGTTGCGATCGCCGAGGCCTATCTCGCCGAAGCCAGCGGAGAGGGCGCATGAGCCTCGCTCACGACATCGCCGCGCGGATCGGCAGCGAATGCGGCGACCTGTTCCGCATCGTCGGGCTCGCGGGCGACATGGCCGCGCTCAAAAACGGCACGCCGCCCGCGACACCCGCGGCCTATGTCTATGTGATCGAGGAAGCGGCCGGCGAGAACACGCGCCTGAACGGCGTCTTGCAACGGGTCGAGATCGATATCGGCGTGATGCTGATCGCGCAGAACCTCTCCGATCATCGCGGCGGCGCGGCGGCCGGCGACATCGAGACGCTGCGCCAGGCCGTCAAGCGCGCGCTCATCGGCTGGTGCCCCGCCTCGATGGCCGCTGACGGCAGCATCATCGAACTCGTCGGCGGGAGTAATCCAGAAAGCCCAATGCAGGCACCGTGTGGTTCGAGCAGGTCTTCGGCCCTACGCAAACCTATGAAGGAGAAGCAGCGTGACGAAAGAATATCAGCCGCGGCGCGGCGGCAGCTACAGCGCGACAAGGAAGGCCACGGTACTGTGTCGCGCACGGAACCCGGCCGGCACAACCGCGGCGGCGAAAGCCGCGCCCGCCGCGAAGACCGCACCCGCACCGGCGTCCAGGAAGGAGTAGGCAAGATGGCGAAGCGCTCGAACGAAAGCTCGCATTGCTGGCGAAAGCCGAAACGGTCTATGGCACAAGCGCCGCGCCGGACGGCGCGGCGAATGCAATGCTGCGACGATGTTTCTCTCACGCCTTTCGAGGGCGAGGACGTGCCGCGCAACCTCTATCTGCCCTGGATGGGCGCGCAATCGACGCTCTGGGCTGGCGTGCACAGCTCCATGACGTTCAAGATCGAGCTTGCCGGGTCGGGGGCGGCGGGCACGCCGCCTGCCTATGGCCCGCTGCTGCGCGCCTGCGGCCTTGCGGAGACGATCACCGAAGCCACCAAGGTCGAGTACGAGCCGGTGAGCGAGGATTTCGAAAGCGTCACGCTGTTTCTCAATCTGGACGGCGTCAACCATGTGCTGCTCGGCGCGCGCGGCACTATGCAGCTCGATTTCCACGCCGCGTCAGATCCCGTTTTCAGCTTATTCGATGCAGGGGCTGCTCGGTCCGATCGCCGACACGCCGCTGCCCGCGCTGACGCTGACCGGGTTCAAGATGCCGCTGATCGTCAGCAAGGCCAACACGCCGACCTTCACCCTGCACGGTGCCAATGCGATCGGCGAGAGCTTCACGGCCGACCTGGGCAACCAGGTCGAGGGCCGGTTCCTGATCGGCGAGGAGTCGATCCAGATCACCGGACGCAACGCCAGCGCCAGTGTCGCCGTCGAGGCCGGCAGCCTGGCCGCGAAAAACTGGTTCTCGATCGCGGAAGCCCGCACCGCCGGCGCCGTCGAGATCGTCCACGGCACGGCGGCGGGCAACATCGTCGAGTTCAAGGCGGCGAAGGCGCAGCCCGGCCGCCCGAGCTATGGCGCGACGCAGGGCATCCGCAACATGACGCTGCCTTTCGCGCTCCTGCCGGATACAGGTGATGACGAGCTCATCATCACCTTCAAATGATATCCGCCGCCCTCCGGATTTCGCCCGGCCGGGCGGCGTATCTTTCCCGCCGCCCTCCGGACTTCGCTCGTCCGGGCGGCGTATCTGAAACGGCCTTTCAACGGAGACATCTTCATGTTCGTGAAAAGAACCTCGCTGACCTACTGGTGGCCTGTCACGGTCGCCATGCCGAGCGCCGATGCGCCCGGCACTTACGACAGGCAGACGTTCCATGCGCTGTTCGACACGCTCGACCGCGAGGAGGCCCGAAAGCTCGACGCGGAAATCCGCCGCGCAGAGGCGACGGGCGACACCTCGCTTCATGACGGCCTGCTGCTGCGTGTCGTCAAGAACTGGAAAGATGTGTCCGAAGAAGGGAAACCGGGCGAGGTGGCCTTCTCGGCGGCGGCTCTGCAGGCGTATTGCGCGGCCATGCCGTGGTTCCGGATCGGCCTTTATCGCGCCTGGCAGGAGTCGCAGCAAGGAATGCTGCCGGGAAACTGAGACGCGCGGCCGTGGTCTGGGCTCATGCCGCGAGCGGCCGCGCCGACCGGAGCGCTCCGGCGCAGATGGACGACGCGGTCCGCGCGCAGTTCGCCGCGCTCGGCGTGAGCGTCAAGGAAGAGGCCGCACCGCGCGAGGAACGGCATTTCGAAGTGATGGAAGAAAACTGGGCATCCGTCGTTCTCTTTCTCTCCCTCGCCACCCAATGGCGGATGCATTTCGGCCCGCGCGGCCATGCCGTCTGGCTCGGTCTCGATTACAGCGCGGCGGAAAGCCTGATGCGGATCGAACGGGTGCAGGACAGGCCGGGGATGATGCGGGATCTGCGGATCATGGAGGCCGCCGCCCTGCCCGTGCTCAATGGCGGCACGCCCGCCGAGGGAGATGCGTCATGGCTCTGACCGTCAGCATGAAGCTCACCGGCGACGCGAAGGGCGCGGTCGCGGCGGCGCAGGCGGCGGACAAGGCGCTGGCCGATCTGCGCCAGGCGGCGCACCAGGCCGCCGCCACGGCGCGCGAAACGGCAATGGGCTTCGGCGATGTCGAGGAGAGGACACGCAGCGCCTCGGCCGCAGCCTCGCTTTACGGCGGCCAGTTCCGCGCCATGTCGGCGGCGATCGACGAGGCGGAAGCGCATACCGCGCGGCTCAATGACGAGCGCGAGCGAGAGGCCGCGCTGCTGGCGCAGACCCGCGCGGCGATCAATCCTTACGTCGCCGCCCAGCAGCAATACGCCGCGCGGCAGAACGAGATCACGGCGGCGCTGAAGGCGGGCGCGGTTTCCGAGATGGAGGCGGCGCGGGCGCGCGATCTCGCGCGCACAGCCTATGCCCGCCATCTCACCACGCTCCGGCAGGCGACGGCGGCGACGCGCGAGCACACGGGCGCGGTGCGGCTGCAGGGCTATCAGGTCGCCAACCTGTTTCAGCAGTTCCAGGATGTCGGCACGCAGCTCGCTATGGGCACGAACCCGTTCATCATCCTCGCCCAGCAGGGACCTCAGATCACGAGCGCCATGGGCGGCGTCAAGAACGCGCTACAGGTGGTGCGGCCTTTCTTCACGGCGGCGACGATCAGCGCAGGGGCGCTCACCGCGGGGCTCGTCACCGGCGCCGCCGCCTGGAACTCCTATCTTACCTCCGTCAAGGCGGTGCAGGCCGCCGCACAAGGACGCGGGCGGGCGCTGGGGATCAGTCCTGGCGATCTCGAGACGATCGCCGCCGCCGGCGCCGAGGCAGGCGACATCTCGCGCCGGACGGCCAGGGAGGCGGAACGCGCCTTTCTGAACACGGGCCGGATCGGCACGGAGGTGATGCAGGGCCTCATCGCCGCTTCGCGCGACTACGCCGCCGCGATGGGCATGGATGTGACGGCCGCGATCGACGATCTCGCGGCGAAGTTCGCGGACCCGGCGAAGGGAGCGGAGGAACTCTCACGCCAGCTCGATTTCATTGACGCTAACACGATCGATTATATCCGCACGCTCGCAAGCCAGAACAAGCTGACGGAGGCCCAGCAAGTGCTTTTGCAGGCGCTTCCAGCACGGCTAGCGTCCGCGAATAAGGGCGTCACGATGCTCGGTCGTGCATGGTACACGGTGAGTACGGGCGCTTCCGACGCCTGGGACTGGATGGGGCGGGCGATCGACCGGGCGATCGACGGGCCCGAGGCAAGCGCGGATAACCTCGCGCGGATGAAGGCCCGCGCGGCGCAGATCCGCGACACCCTCACCCAGACAAGCGGCTTCACGGATCTGACGCTCGGCCCGGCCACGCAACAGATGCAGGCCGAGCTGGCGCAGCTCGAAAGCTGGATCGCCTCGATGGAGGCGCGCCTCGCCCGCACGCGGGCGGACGCGGAGAAGGACATCGTCAACCGCCGCTCGGCGGCGGCCGGAGATGCCGCGCGCGCGCTCACGCCGGGCGCCATCGACATGGAGGGGCTGCGCAGGCAGCAGGCGGCGCTGAAAGCCGTGCTCGACGAGCCCTCGGTTTATGCCGGTAAAAACAACCTCGACGAGGTGGCCGCCGCCTATGATCGCGTCACGCGGGCGATCGACACCTGGCTCACGCCCGCCGAGCGTGCGGCCGAGGCCGACCGCCTGGCGACGGCGGCGCTGACGGCGCGCTCGCCCGCCGAACGCGCGGCCATCGCCGAACAGCAGAAGCGGCTGGACCTGGCGGGCCAGACGATCACCCGCACGGAGGCCGAGGCGCAGGCGCTTTCGGCCGGTACGCACGCGCGGCGGCAGGCCGAACAGGCGATCGCCGACCAGAACGACGGCCTCGCCGTCACCACGCGCGCGACGCTCGCGGTGGCCGACGCCTATCTGCAAAGCGGCCAGGCGGCACAGGCCGCGACGGCGCGACGCGAGGCGCTGACGGAGGCTCTGCGTTCCGGCGGCGATGTGACTGTGCAGACGCGGCTGCGCCTGCAGGAAATGGCGGCGGCCGAGGCCGAGAGCGGCGCGCAGGCGGCACAGCAGGCGAACGCGCAGGCCGATGCGCAGCGCGCGCTCAACGACGCCGTGCTTTCCGGCCGGGCGACGGCCGCGCAGGCGGCGCAGCAGGCGCAGCTCGACGCGGCGCTGAGGCCGCTCCTCATCGCGCAGGCGAATGCCGAAGGCGAGGCCCGGTCCGCGCTCGAACGCGTCATCGAGGCGCTGCGCGGCGCCTATGCGCGGCTAAACGAAGAGCAGGCGAGAACCGCTGCGGCCGACACGCTCCAGCACAGGCCGACAACCTCGAAATGCTGCGGCACGAAGCCCTCGCTCGTCTGGGAGAGCGCCGACATGCGCGCCGAACAGACGGCGCAGCTCCGCGAACAGAGCGCGGCGCGCCGGTATCGATCTGCGCAGCAAGGAATTCAGCGATACTGAAGAACGAGCGCCTCATCGCCGCCGAGACCGCCACGCTCGAGCGGCAGCGCCAAGTCTATGACGAGTTCGCCTCGTCGGCCGAAAGCGCGCTCGCCCGTGTCGGCGATCAGCTCGCCTCCGGCAAGCTCGATGCGGCGGACTGGGGCGACACCGTGGCCTCGGTGGTGCAGGACGTGCTGCGCCAGTTCTACCGGCTCGCGGTCACGGCGCCGCTGATGAACAGCCTTTTCGGCACGAACTACGCCACCATCGACGATGCGGGCGGCATCATCGGCGGGCTGTTCCATACGGGCGGCATTGTCGGCGCGCCGGCGAACGAGAACCGCCTCGTCCCGTCCGCGCTTTTTAATGGCGCGCCGCGCTTCCATTCGGGCGGGCTTCTGCCGGGCGAGGTGCCGATCATCGCCCAGGCGGGCGAGGAAGTGCTGACGGCAGCCGACCCGCGTCATATCCGCAACATCCGCGCCGCGACGCGCGGCGCGGCAAGCCCGGCGCAGCCGCCGGAGGTGGCCGTATCGATCAATATCCACGAAGCGCCCGGCACCACGGCCCGCGTGAGCCAGCGCCGCGATGAGAGCGGCATGAGCATCGACATCTTTGTTGAACAGCTGGAAGACAAGCTCGGCTCTCGCGCGGCAGCGGGTCAGGGCAGCCTGGTCGCCGGGCTCTCGCATGTCTTCGGCGTGCCGCCGACCGGCGGAAAGCAGCGGAGGGGCTGATGGGCGGCATCCTCACATGGCCTGCCGCGCTTTCCCACCGGCCCATCCTCGCGGGCTATGGCTGGCGGCCGCACGATCCGCAGCCGCGTATCGAGATGGAGCAGGGCCCGGCCCGCAAGCGCCGCGCCTGGGTGGCGAGCCCGTCTTATATTTCCGCCGTCTGGCCCTTCTCGCTGGCGGAGTTCGAGCTGTTCCGCGCCTGGCACCACACCGCGCTCGAGGACGGCGCCGCGTGGTTCCGCATGCCGGTTTTCACGGGTGAAGATTTCGAACCCTGCATATGCCGGTTTCGCGGCGTCTATCAGCCGGAGCTTTCCGGCCTCGTCTGGATGGTCTCGGCCGAGATCGAGGTGCGCGGCGCGGGCTTCATCTCGCCGCTCGATGCGCCGGAAGCGGCGTTGCGCGTCTGGCCCGCCTCGATCGAGCCGCTGCCGCTGCGCGACGGCGCCACGATGACGCCGCACCGGCCGGTGATCCGCACCGATATCGAGCGCGGCCCGGCGGCGGCGCGGCGGTGGTTCGAGGACGGACCGGTGACGCCGCACTTCACATGGGTCATGCCGCCGGACGCCTTCGCACTTTTCCGCGCCTGGTATCACCACGCGCTGCGTGACGGCGCGGCCTGGTTCACCATGCCCGCATGGGTCGGCGGCTGGCACGGGACGCGGCGCTGCCGGTTTTACGACGCATGGGAGGCGGCGCAGCCGGATGGCGCCTGGCGCGTCTCCGCCAGCCTGGAAATCCGTGACGTGCCCTACATGGACGACGCCGCCGTGTTTCTCATCGGCGTGCTCGGCGAGCCGTCATTCACGGGGCTTTCGACGGGCATCCACCACTTCGTCCATGTCAGTTATTTGGAGGCCGCCGCATGAGTCTGACGCCCGAAGCCGCCGCCGCGCTCGTCGCGCAGCTCGAGACAGACGCTGCACTCATGCATCAGATCGTGCATGGCGATGCGGATACGATCGTGCCGACGGAAGGCGGCCCTGTGGACAGCCTGGCGCGCAAGCTCGCCTGGATCGCCGCGCAGATCAGCGACGAGGTGACGGGGCTTGCGAGCAAGCAGCCGCTCGATGCCGATCTCACGGCGATCGCGGCGCTCGCCACCACGGCCTATGGCCGCGCGCTGCTAACGCTGGCGGATGGCGCGGGCCTGCGCGGCCTCATCAACGCGCGCGAGGTGCTGACGGCAAACCGGACCTATTATGTCAGCCCAACCGGCAGCAACAGCAATGACGGTCTCACGCCCGCGACGGCATTTGCGACCATCTACAAAGCGTATGAGGTAGCGCTGAAGCAGCTGGACACGGCGGGCTATACAGTGACCGCGCAGCTCGCTGACGGCACCTACAACGAAACCGTCCAAATCAGCGCTGCTCTTGTAGGCGGCGGTGTGTTTGCGATCAGCGGCAACGCCGCAAATCCCGGAAATGTCATTCTTTCCGCCGCTGCCATCGGCACGGTCGTCACATATGCGACCGGCCAGCAAATCCTTCTGCAGCATCTTGAAATCAGGAACAGCTCCGGCAGCGGCATTTATTGCGGAGCGCCCGGCACATTCCTTCGCATCGGCGCGGGCATGCGCTTCGGCGCCTGCTCGGCGGCCCAAATGCAATTGAACGTCGGATCGTTTTTGAGATGCGAGAGCAGCTATTCGATTGTCGGTAACGCGGGCTACCACCTGATCGCATCCAACTCGATCGTGCAGTATTACGCGCTGACAGTGACACTGGTCGGCACCCCCGCATTCGCCACCCGGTTTGTGAACGCGGCCTTGCTGGCCAATGTCCAGATGGCTGGAGTGACGTTCGTCGGTAGCGCGACCGGCGTGCGGTATTTTGCCGGTACCAACGCGATCATCTACACGAACGGCGGCGGCGCGACCTATTTCCCAGGCGACGCCGCAGGCACCGTGGCAAGCGGAGGCCAGTACATATGACGGTCGAGTACGACATAAATAATTGGTACTGGATCGTCGAGGGCGACGAGACCCGCGTGTGGTCGAGCGCGGCGCGTGACTTTCTCGATGCTGCCGCCACCGTCTATCTCGCGTGGGTAGCGGATGGCGGCGCGCCGACGCGTATCGCGTGCTGGTCTGAGCTTTGCGATGTCATCAATGCACCGATCGTCATGAAAATCGAGGCGCTGGAGCGCAGGCAGATCAGGCCGATGCGTGAGATCGCGCTGAGTATGAGCGTGGCCGAAAATATGTCACGCCTCGCGGCGCTCGATGGCGAAATCGCAAGCTTGCGCGCCACTCTTCTGACGCCGGAGGGTTGACATGGACGATCTCGATCAGGCGATCCGCGAAGCCTATGCCTCGGCGCCCGCCGTGACGGCATGGACGGCGCTCGAACTCAACCACTCGTCGTTCCCGTCACCCGCCCGCGTGGTGCTCGATCATGGCGAGCTGCTCTCCGAGGACCCGGTGACATGGGGGCGGCGGCTGCGCCTGGAGGCCGACGCGCCCGTGCAGCCCGGCGAGATCGTCACTTTTCTCTCCGCCGCGATCGACGTGACGCTGCCGTCGTGGAAGGACGGCCAGCAGCCCGAGCTGACGCTGACGATCGACAATGTCAGCGGCTCGCTGGTGCCGCTGATGAAGAACGCCATTTCCATCGGCGAGCCGGTCTCTCTCCATGTCCGTCAGTATCTGAGCCACGATCCCGACACGGTCCACTACCGGTTGCGCGGCCTCACGCTGCGACGTGCCACGGCCTCGACAGTGCGGATTGAGGGCAAGGCCGCTTTTAGCGATCTCCGCGAACGGATTTTTGGTAGGACCTATACGAATGAGGAGTTTCCGTCACTTGCAAGCCGCTGACCGTCACCTGCGATTTCCAGCGAATGTGCCTGCGCGCGGCGCGGATGCGGCTCTGCTCGTCCGCCAGCTTCTCGCCGCCGCGCCCGCATGGCGGCTCGGCGCGTGCGGGCCCGCCGCTTACGATTGCTGGTCGATGACGCAACTCGTCCAATGGCACCTCTTTGGCCGCGATCTGATGCCGGTCGATCTTGGGCCCGGCGCCGGGTTGCGGCAGATCGTGCGGGCCGTTTCAGCGCATGCTGCGCACAGTCAGTGGAGCCCGCGCGACGGCGCGCCCCGCCATGGCGATGCGGTAACGATGGCGCATCTGGAGCTGCCTTTTCATGTCGGCACCTGGCTCGACCTCGATCGCGGCGTGGTGCTGCACCACACCGAGCGCGCCGGGCTCTGCATCGACCGGTTGAGCGAGGCGCGGGGGCGGGGCTTCAACCGCCTCATATTTCATCGCTATACGGGAGGCGTGCATGAAGAATGAGACAGGCGGCGCGGCCGTCGCCCGCACGCCGATGGATATCGGCCTTCCCGTGCCCGTTGCGGCGGCGGCGGGCGAGACGATCGCCTCCATCGCCGCGCGTCAGGCCTTTCATTTGCCTTTCATCGCACTGCTGAACGGCGCGCCGCTGCTGCGGAGCGACTGGACACGGCCTCTCGCGGCTGATGACCGGCTGCTTTTCATCGTGCTGCCCGCAGGCGGCGGCGGCGTCAAGGATGTGTTCCGCTTCGTACTGCAGCTCGGCGTCACGATCGCCGCCTCGGCGCTGCTCGGGCCGGGCGGGCTCGGCCTTTCGGGCTGGGCGCTGCGTGCAGGCGTCGCCGTGGCGACGATCGCCGGCGGTTATCTCGTCAATGCGCTTCTGCCACAACAGGCGCTCGCGTCCGGCAATTACAATGCGGGTCCCGCCGCCTCGCCCACCTACAGCCTGACACCGCAGGGCAACCAGGCGCGCCTCGGCGCACCGATCCCGAAAGTTTACGGACGTCATATCCTGACACCCGATTTCGCCGCGCAGCCTTACACTGAGTTTTCAGGCAATGAACTTTACCTCTACCAGCTCTTCAGTCTCGGCCTCGGCCACGCCCAGGTGCACCGGATAGATATCGCCCGCACCACCGCCTGGCACGAGGATACCGGCACCTCGGACGCCTTCGCGGACATCGAATTCGAAATCGTGCCGCCGGGCCAGCCGGTGACGCTGTTCCCGTCGAATGTCGTGACCTCGGCTGAGGTCGCCGGTCAGATACTGGAGGGGCCGAACAAGGATGGGGACTGGGTTGGGCCGTTCGCGGCCAGCGCGCCGGACTCACGCTGCACACGGCTCGCCGTCGATCTCGTCTGGCGCGGCGGTGCGGGCCATCTCGGCGATGACGGCTCGATCGGCGCCATCAACACCATCCTGCGGATCGAAGCGCAGGAAATCGACGATCAGGGCAACCCGGCCGGAGAGTGGTTTCTGCTGGGTCAGGACGTTTTCGGCTTCGCCACGCGGACAGCGCAGCGGATATCCCTGAGGTATGAAGTGCCGGAGGGACGCTACGCCGTGCGCGTGAAGCGCGTGAACGACAACGCCACCGAGACGCGCGACTGGGACGAGGTGAGCTGGGACGGGCTCAGGGCCTATCTCACCGGCGATGACATTTTCCCATGCCAGGTCCTCGCCATGCGGGCGCGCGCCACCAACCAGCTCTCCTCGCAGGCGTCACGGCAGGTGAGTGTCGTGCAGACCGCGATGCTGCCGGTCTGGACCGGCGCCGGCTGGTCGGCGCCCGTGCCGACACGCGACATCTTTCCGGCGGCGGCGGATATCCTGCGCAATGGCGAGTATGGCGCCGGACGACCTGACGATCGCATCGATATCGAGATGCTGGCCTCTCTCCACGATACATGGTCGGTGCGCGGCGATACTTTCGACGCGGTGCTGGATGACACGCAATCGATCTGGGACGTGCTGTGCGACGTGCTGCGCGTGGGCCGCGCCCGCCCGGTCGAGATCGGCGACACCGTGACCTTCGTGCGTGACGAAAAACAGACAGTGCCGAAACTCATGATTACGCCGCGCGAGATCGCCGATGGCGGCTTCATGATCGATTATGCCTTTTTTGATCCGTCCTCGCCGGACGATGTGCTCATCGAATATGTCGATGAGCGGACCTGGGACGTCGCTGCCACCGTGCGGGCGACGCTGCCGGGGTCGCAGTCCGCCAATCCCGTGCGCGTGCGCGTCAAGGGGATCGTCGATCGGACCCGCGCATGGCGCTATGGCATGTACCTTGCGGCCGTCAACAAGTGCCGGCGCGAGTATCCGTCGCTGACAGTCGAATATGACGGCCGCATCCTTTCGCCCATGAGCCTCGTCGCCGTCAGTCATCCGGTTTGCGATTGGGGGCGGCCCGCCGATGTCGTCAGCCATGATGCGGCCGCGCACCGCATCAGGCTCTCGCAGAAAGCGATGCTTGCGCGCGATGCGCCGGCATACATGCGGCTGCGGCGGCGTGACGGCAGCCCGTGGGGACCGGTCATCGTCACCGCCGGGCCGTCAGCTTATGACGTCATCATGGACGAGGCATCGCTTGCCGCCGTCGAGGCCGCGCAGGGCGCGCTCGGCGGCTTCCTTGCACCGGCCGATGGCGATGAGGATATCGAGCCGACCGTCGCCGTGCTTGGCAGCGGCGACAGCTTCGAGCGCGACTGCAAGGTGATCGGCATCAGCCATCAGGGCGGCGAGCGCATCCTGCTCAGTCTCGTCGCCGATGACGACCGTGTATATACGGCCGATGCGGGCGATCCGCCGCCCGAAACCGCGCCGCCGCTGCTGCCTCAGATCCCGGCCGGGCCGTCGATCGAGAGGATCGATGTCGCCGTGCGCGGCACGCGCTTTGCTCCTGAACTCGCGGCAAGCATCCGCCCGGCCGCTGGCGCGCAGAGCTATATCTGGGAACTGAGCTACGACCACATCACCTGGACGTTCTTGCAGGACGGCGGCCACACGACTTGGGAGGGGCCGGTCGAGGCGGCAACGGTCTGGCTGCGCGTCACCGCGATCGGCGGCGTGCGCGGCCTGCCCGTCGAATGGTTTCAGAACCTGACCGCGACGGCCGCGGTGCCCGCGGCGCTAATGGCCGTGAGCACGACCGCCTTTGCACAGCATGCATGGGTGGATTTCAGCCTGCCGGATGAAGACGGCATCAAAGGCGTGATCGCCAAGGTCTCCGCCGCGCAAGGCTTCGACCCGGAGGCGGAAGGCACCATCGTTTATGACGGCGCGCCATCCGGCCGCGTCCTCATCGATCTCGGCGCCGGAGGCGAGGTCTATGCGCGGCTCGCGGCTTACAACGTGTTCGGCAAGATAGGGCTCAACTGGACGAACGAACTGAAACTCACCGCGCGGAAGATAGACGCAGGAGCGGTCGATCAGGGCATTCTGGATGCACTGGATGCCGCCATGTCGATAGATGGGAACTACGTCCTTCGAAAGGATGCGAACGGCGATGTCGGCGGGATGGTGCTCGCCGGTGGAGATGGTTCGCCACTGACCGTCGCCTGGCTTGTCGATCAATTCCTGATCGCCAATCCCGGCGGAAGCCCGCAGGCCGTATTTGAACTCCGCGACGGCGTCGTAACGTTGACCGAGCTGTCCGCGAAGAAGGTCATGACCGATTTTCTTGCGGCGGTCTGGGCCGATGTCGGCACGCTAACGGCCGGGAAAATCCGCTCCGGTGACGACAAGATGGTGCTCGACTTTGTAAACAAGACTTTCGTGATGACGAAATGATCACACTGCTTGCTTCAGGGATGGCCGACAGGCCCGTCACAGGTATTGCCGAGGGAACCGCCGCCATCATCGACTCCGGCCCTGAAGGCACGGATTTCTCGGCTGCGATCGATCCCCTTTCCAATCTCGGGAAGGTGAAATTCCACAATTCGCTCGGCTACAAGAAGATAGCTCGCGTGGTAACTAGCCGTGACACTGGCCGCGCCGCCGTGTCGCTGCCGGCGGTGGCGACCGGCGGCGGCAATCTTATAGTTGATGCTCTCCTGTTTGAGCACGGGCTTGATTACACACCGCTCATCATCGCCGAAATTGAAGTGGGCGGTTATCGCCAGCCCGTCGCGGGCACAGCCATACCGCTCCCAGGCGGGTCCACCACACCGCCGATCAGCCCGCGGTTCATCAGCCTGACCGCCTCGCCTACGGGCATTTATATGCACGTCCGCGGTTGGTTCGGCCCGGCAATGACAGTGCACTGGGCGGTGTGGGTCTTTGCCGCTGAGTTCCAAGGCGCTGATATCAGTGATGATCTGATCCGGTTTACACCGGATGGAGTGGTGCTGGCGTCGCTTGGGCAGATTGATACAAACCATCGCTTCATCCGGAAAAAAGCCTCCGGAAGCGGCGAAATACGCGCTATCGGCAAACAGACGATTATGATGGATGTGCAAAACGGCGCGATGGTACTGAATTACAGTGACGGCGCATCCTCAGCCGCCTTGTGGGAGTCAGACAGCATTCCATACCCATCGCCGCACTTCAGCGTGACGGGGACCGAGTGCGAAATCCATGGCACGCTCTCCGTCGAACCGCCGGGGTGGCGGCTCGATCCACCGATGATGCTGATCGATAAAGACGGATACAAGGTTTTCGACAGCTCACAGGCCATGCTGGCGGGGCTGCAGCGATATCAGGGGTCGATCTCGACTGAGGCGCATGCGCCACTCCCCAGCTACACGACGAGCTTCAGTGTCGATCACGACATCGGCGCGGCTCCGGCCGGGGCGAACTTGATATTCGGCTGGGGGCGCGTGACGCAGGTCGGCATATTTCTTCAGAACAACAGGCCGTTCCAGTTTTCCGGAACGGTCATTCTCGATGGCATGTCCACATACATCAATCCGAGCTGGGCGCAGATCATCAACGCCATGATGTGTGTGAGCCCTGTGATCTCGGGTGGACGGATGATCATCCGCGAACATGGCTGGAGTCACCGCAAAGATTCTTCACCATCGTGGCCCGGCATCACAATCCCGTCGATCATCCTGGAATACGATATCTACGCTGCTGCCTTTGTAGCGGCGATTGAAAGGACTCCATGAACTGGCTTTACGTTGAAGAGTACAGCGACTTTTTGATAAGAAACTGGGACGGCGACGCGCTGCCCATACCGGCGGGATATCTGGCGTCGCATCGCGTGGCCATCGGTGAGGTATCGGCAAGCTCGCCGGTATTCGCGGCTGCCACCCGGTTCGTGCTTCTGCAGGCCGACGTGCCATGCCAGATTGCCATCGGCTCCGCGCCGGACGCGAGCAACGTCTGGCGGCTGCTGATGCCCGGACAAATACGGGAACTCGCCGTGCGCGCCGGCGACAGAATTGCCGTCATCGAGCGGCAGCCATGACCTTGACCATGCATCTCGGCGCAGGCCGCCCGGCGGCCGGATGGTGGCATCCGAAGGCCGTGCTGGCGCTGGATTTTCTC